TCCCGGCACCAACAAAACGCCCTTTTGAATCTCTAAGGCGACCGTTTACGTCACGGACCGCGCCATCTAATTTCTCTGTTTCTTTCGTAACCCGCTTTAGTGGGCTAACTGCGCCCGCAGCATCAACAATCAGCTTGATAGTAGATTCTGCCACGACCGCCCCAGCACTCGCTTAATCCTACCGCCGACTGGACTTGGCGCGATCCATTGCCTCCTTTTCCTTCTCCCCCTTCAATTCGTAGTAAGCAGCAAAATGAACAAACTCCGCATCGGTCAATTCCGTGCGAAGTCTGCTCACTGTCATTCCTAGCTCGCAGGCCAGATGAAACTCAAAGAAGAGCCAACTATCCTGCGCTAGTCGTTTTTTGCTTCTTTAAGATCCTCGTCACCGCCGAGGCCAAACAAGAACATCTCGACTTCATTCAATACTGACTCAGGCAGCTGACGTTGCAGTTTTGGAGCATCAGCAGAGGCAAACGCCTTGGTTCCATCCTCAAGCTCTGCCTTTTGGCAAAGCATGTAAGTGCTGATGTCTAGGGCTTCATCGCTTTGCGCCATTGTCTGGGCAACCTTGCGATCCGCTCTTGTGATTGGACTGAAATACAAGTCAACGACAGAATCACCTGCCGCATTCTTCAAAACAAACTTACGGCGTTGGTTGAGGTCAAATGCCTCAACCAATAAATCAACCGTGCGAGTCTTTGACGCTGGCATTCAGCAAACAAACATGTATGCCTAAAGCATAATGCAAGCTGCTCAATTATTCCAGATTGCCAGTAATTGCGCCGCTAGTTACAAAGCTGCAACTAACAACAACAAGATCACCCACGGTAGAACCGATTTCCATGTCAGTGATAATCCCGGCAAAGCTTACAGAGTCGCTTCCAGGAGTAGTGCCAGTAGTAAACAGCTCAAAGGTAGCGTCAGCGGGATCCGCAGCGGTCAAAACGTCCTCTAAGAAACCAGCTTGGCCGGTTGCATCAGGGTCATAGACCAGCTCAACGGTGCCAGAACCTGAAATCATGCTGCCGACAAAGCTACGGAAGGTGTCACCGTGCTTTGACGTGTCCAGCGTCTCTTTGGTTGTGGTCAGGCTCCAGCTGCGGGTTCCAACAATGGTGGCTTTAGAGCCGCCTGCTGGTTCAAACTGAACGGCGCCTTGTTCGCCTCGAATTGTAGCCATGGTCAGAGTTCCTCGATAAATTCAAAGGTCACACGGACCTGAGTTTGAAAGTAGCCCTCGGGAACTGGTGAAGCCAGAACCGCTGGGCCGTTGGCTGCGTCGAAGAAAACCCCCGACACTATGACCCTATTGTAAAGGTCACGAATGCGTTTTCCAATGACATAGTTGGCCCCAGGACCAACACCTTTTGGAGTGAAGATACTGATAAGCAACAAACCAACGACGCGATTTTGAGAGTCAGTCGTCAGACCTTGGCTTAAATATTCGTTAGCCCCAAAACTGACAAGGCATTGAACCCAAGATGAATTTGGAGTTGGCTCATACGCCATGTTGTGAAACACCACCGGAATGGGAATGCCCGGACTGCTTACCAGCTCTGTGGCCAGTCTGCCTTCAATGACGCTTCTAACAGTGTTGAGATCTACAGCAGCCATTAGCCTCTCCTGACGATTTTTTGATATTGCTGTTGAGCCCAAGACTCAAGCTCTTTGCCTATCAACTCAGGAAAACCGGGCCTAGTCCCTTGGCGAGTCCTAAATTTGCCTCCCCATGATGCAGGCAAGTTTGTGCCGTAGCAAACCGGTTCAGCGTATTTAACGTTGTTAGTCACTTCGCCAACGTAAGGCTTGGTTACATCGTTTTGCCATGCGCCTTGAAGACGCCCAGTGTCAACAGGTGTCTCGTCTTTGGCTCGTCCTCCCCATTCAAGCGTCGTGGCTTTTACAAGCTCACGGATCTGCCCGTCCATGTAGTTACCGATCTGATCTAGCGGGATCTGACGCGCCATGGTTACGCCCTCAAAATCAGCTCGTAGGTGATTGCCTCATTATCTTGCTCAATCGTCTCCACTCTAATAATTTGATGGACAACACTGCTGATCACAACGCGATCTTTTGTCTCAGGAGCTGATGGCAGCTCTTTTGACGCAACAGTCAAACGCTTGTCACCAGCTTGAATCAGCTCGTTAGCCTCGCGAACGTTTACGTCTTCAAGAACCCCACGCGTCTCGGTGTCACTAACGGTCTCAGCAATGACGCCAGTCGTTGCGTTGTAAACGCCCGCCGTAACGTAGCGAATGATTACTTCGCCGCCAAATTTGGCAACGACCTTGTCAGCAACTTTTTGCAGCGAGCTAGCGAGACCCATCAGATTTTATAAGCCACGCAAGCGCCACTGGTCAAAGTGATGCTCGTGAAGATTCCGTAAATCGTCGAGTCAGCCGGGAAGCTCTCACCAGCCAACGCGTTGCCCGTGTAATTATCCGCAGTAATTGCGGCGATTACGGTCGCTTCCTTAAAGTAGATCGCACTAAAGCGGCCTGTATGGGCAGCCGTGTCAGAAACAAATTCAGCCCCAACCCCAAAATCCATGCCCATGATTAGCTCCGTTTGATAGCGATGTTGCCTGGTCCGCTAATTCTAAGTCCTGTCAAGTAACGCTCAACCATTGGAGGGATACGATCAGCGCCAACTGCTCCAAACTTGTCAGGCGTGACGCTAAGGCTGCCGATGCTGACGCTCTTGAAATCTTCAAGACCACTCAACCCAATGCCGTCAACGTTGTTTTTTAAGTAGACCGCCAGCTCAAGCTGAGCCCGCTGGATCTGATCAGGAATTTCTGTATCGGTAAAATAATCGTCAGAAATGCGAAACGGAAAGCCCGTTGCGTATGTGTTCACGTAGGTGTCAGGCTTACGAACTCCAGTGCGCGGCCACTGCATTGCCTGCGTATCTGTTGCCCGTGCGCCTAAAAATCTTTCGCGATCAAGTCGCTGCGCTGCTGTAACAAGAGCGCGATTACGCGTGTCATCGTTGCCCGTTGTCCACTTAGCAACGTCGGTGCTTTCGACCATGCCTTCAACTAAAGCGTCAGCTGCCGCCAATGTCAGGTAACTGTTTGCGCTTGCGCTGCCTGCCGTTGCTGTGATCGTTACTGCCATCGGCCTTTACGGTTGATTTCTTAATTGCGGGCTTTTTAGAAGCGGAGGCCGCCGCCGTAACAGCAGCCTCACGTTCTTTTGCTCGCCTAAACGCGAACAAACCCATCAGGAGCTTGCGCCCTTCAGAGCTACGAAAGAAACAACGATTGCTTCTCCCAATGAACCTGCGGACAGGTTTGCAACCGTGATCGCGAACGAGCCAGCAGCAATCGTGTTGGCTTGAACGAGATAAGCGCCAGCAGTTCCGGCGGAGCTGTGGTTGACCACAACAACGTCAGTAGCTGCGATTTCGCTGTTTGTAACAGCAAAAGTCACCTCAGCAGCCGCCGCCAAAGCAGCGTCGTCCAAAGTGATTTGACCTGAAGCGGAGTTCAGGGTCACGCCTGTTGCTTTGCTGGTGGCCTGAGTAACAGTGCCGCCAGTTGTTGGGCCAATAAGTTTGCCCGCTGTTGCTTCAAAAATGGATGCCATGGTTAGTTACCTCGATCAATCCATATTAGAAACGTTGGTTGCCCGAACGATTCCGAGGTTTTTAGTCTCGTAAACTTTCGACCAATTGCCAACAGTTTGAAGTTGAGCCCGTGTTGGGTTCGCGTCGGTCACTGCCCACTTTGCACCGATTGGGTGGTAGACGTAGTGAAGGTCAATTGACATGGCGTCAGACTTGGCCAGGATGTCCCGGTCAGTTTCAGTCTGGAGTCCGAGCTGTTCGCCTGAACCAATAGCCCCTTCAGTAAAGAAGTAGGTGGCGTATTCAGTAGAAGCGCCAGTGCCGTTGGTGTTTACGTCATCCGAGACAATTACACGCAACCCCATGAAGGTGGGCACGGTAGTGTTTCCAAAAGCTTGAGCAATCGAACCGCCGGAAGCAGTAGCACTGCCGCCGTTGGAGTCAGTCGCCAAGACGTAATCAACAGCGCGACGCTCAACAAGGTCGTAATAAACCTTGCTGTGCATACAAATGGCTGTTAACTTTTCGCCTTGATCACCAAGCAGAGCCTTGGCTTCTGCAACGTGGCGAGGGCTCAAAGCTGTGGGCGTATCTCCTGATTCACCATCAATGGTGAGCGGGAAGAACGTAGCGGATGAGCTGGTCGTGTGAACAGTGCCGAAAACACCAGCCAAACAGGAAAGGAGATCTTTCTGACGTTGGTTGGCAATGTAATCAGCAATTTTGGCACCGATAGCGGCCATCGGGTCAGAGCCAGCAGCAAGAGCTGCAAGGTCACGAGACTCAAAAGCGCGACCACGATGCAGAACCACGCCAACTTGCTTGTCAGCTGTGATCTTGCCTGGAGTCAGTGAAGAACTGTCAGACAGAACTTCAAAGTCACCGCTCAGGTTTGCGGCGTAAAAAGGTACGTTGATAAAATCACCACCACCTTCTGCTGCATTTAGCTCCGCCATTGGCTGCACCACACCGCTAGCCAAAAAGGCATCACGCTGAGTTGTTTGCTCAATGACGCAAGGCGTAAATACCTCAGGGATGATGATGTCACTCCTTAGAGTTGCCATCTGTCAAAAAAGAGAATGTTTACGGTGTGGGCGTAACCCAGTTGGCTCTGCGTAGCTTTGCCATTAGCTCACATGTTAACGGTTAGCCGCTGTTTTCAACCTTTCGTACAAATCACGATCAGTTTTGAATAAGCGTGATTGCTCCGTCAAATTGAACGATTCAGCGACAAACGGGTTTTTAATTCCAGCCACTGACTCTCCAGACGTGCGGCCAGCAGGAGCGCCACTGCCTTGAGGTTTGGGCTGCTTTTGCATCCATGCAGGCAAAGTCTTGGCCCATTCGTTGACAGGCGTGCGCTGATAACCGTCAACAACAACAACCGTCCCGTCAGGCTCTCGCGCAATCTGATCGCTGGTGAGCTTGGTTTTGAGGATCAAATCAGGATCATGAACAACATCAGCGAGGGCACTAATCGCAGGCGTAATCAGTTCAAGCTCTCTTACGCGAGTTTCTAGCTCTGCGATGCGCTTGTCTTTTTCCGCCGACGCCTCACGGAACTGCTGCTCCAAAGCTTGGCGAGCTTCTCCGTATTTGCCTTGTTGTTCCAGATCTGCTTGAACCGCCTTTTGCTTGAAGTCCAGTAGCTCTTGAACGTCAACGCCATCAGGAATTGCCTTGTAAGCCTTTAGTTTTCCAATAAGCTCATGATTCTTACGCTCTAATCCTTCAACGCTATTTTTTAGCGAATCAAGTTCAACGTTGTTTTGAGGCTCAGGAGACGTAATCTCTTGAATTTGCTCTTCAGACATGAATAACCCGTAGGGCTAATTGCTCCTAAAGGCTATCAGCTCCATTTGGTCTTATTCGCCCAATATGCGGCAGATGTTTTCCCCTTCGCAATGTTCTTTGCGTGTCGAGCCTTAAACGCTGCTCGTTTTGCTTTGTCTGCTTCTGACTCTCCCTTACGAGGGCGTTTAGTGCTAGCACCTTGCGCCCCAAAACGTATGAGCCTTGGACTGCCAGCAGAATTAATGACAACGGCGTGCGATTTGCCGCTCGAATGATTCGGCGTCCTGATCGGCTTGTCATAGCCCTGAAAAGAATGCCCACCTCGCTTAATTGTCACTTCCCTTTGGGCGCTGCTTTTAATTGTGAGCGACGCTTGAGAACAGGGTTGCCGGTGCTCTCTGATTTGATCCGAACGACCGGATCCTTGTCAGTTCCAACCCTAGTGATAGTGCCGCCAGATGGCCCCTTGACTGAGGCACGCTTGCCACCGCTGCCGGTGACGACACCAAAAGTTCGCTTGCCTTGATAGACCCAGCTAACGCGAGAACCCTTCTTCACTTTTTCTTGCCTCCTTTTTTTTTCTTCTTAGGTGCGGCCATCTGTGGCTTTTTGGGTCCGTAGTTCTTGCCGGGCATCAGCCTTCCTCTTTTGCTTGCTTTTTGTCAGCTTTGGCCTTGGCCGCAGGCTTCTTAGGAGGGCAAGACGCTGGTGCTGCCTCCTCCTGAACCGTGAGCTTGAACTTACTGCTTAGTTTTGACATCGGGATAACGACGACGTAACTGAGCCAAGGTTAGCTCTGACCCGTCTTGAGAGACGAACTTCCTTATCGCCTTGGTTGGGCCAACCTTTTTAACAAGGCTTTCAAAGTAAGGAACTTTTGATGCGCCCAGCACGTCATCCTTTACGGCCTTGGATTGATTCTCAAGCCATTGGCCATAGGTTTGATCTGATGGCACTAGCCCATTGCGGCTGCTGCGTTTGCTTGGCGGTGGCGGATCAAAACCTAACCCCTTGTAATCAACAATCGGCACAGTCGTTGACCTGCAATTGAAATGCTGAGGAGGGACTGGCCCTTTGCCGTACACAAACTCTTTGCCGTCCAATGATCTACAGATGGGCGAAGTTCTGCTGTCCAACGTGGCCACATATCGGTATTTCTTGGTCACATCTTGATTGGCCTCGTAAACCTGCTGGCTTGAGGCGTTTGCTACCTGATTGATGCTGGTTCGCATCAAAGCCATCACCTGATGATTTGCCACGGCTGTCACTTCGCCACCGGCTTGAGCCATCTGACGCAAACTCATCGCAGGTTGGCCAAACCGTAAGCGACCCTTTAAACGACGCGCCAACCTGTCTGTTGATTCGCCCGTCAACAATCCATTCCTGACCGTCATGCTGAACAGGTCAGCTTGAGATTCGGCTAAACCTCGAAATGACTTTTCAAGCACCTTGCCATTTGGCAACGTAATGACTGAGCCCTGCGCTGCTGTCAAACGAAACGCTTGAGGAGCCCCCGTAACAGCAGCTTGAAGGTCGTCACTTAACGTAACAACATTCAAAGCAGTTGGGTCAACAGTGGCCACCGCTTGAGCAAACTGCGGGCTGATTTGCACGCTTCTAATCTGATCCGCCAGCTCAATAGGCAATGCCTTAGCCAGCTCACTGGTCACAAACTCGCTTTGCAATACGGCTAGCCCTTGCAACTCTTCAACCGCAAGCAACGTGCTGGCCTCTGCCCAGTTATCAAGTGACCCTTTCAGTTGCGCAAGGATCGCCCGAAGCCGTGCAGCTTTGACAGGCGCTGCAAGCTCATCAATCCCACGGAGCTGATCAACAGCATCCAAAATAAGATCGTTATATGTGCGGGCAATTCTTTTTGCCACGCTGTTGCTAAAGCGGTTGAGATCGATTGCATTCCGATACAGCTCCGCTGGTGTTGTCATGGCTCCTCAATTCCTACAGCTTCAGGATGTTCGGCGCAAATAATCGAAACATCTGCGCCGCCTCTCAAGGCTTCCCCTACAAGCTGACCAAACTCAGGAAGAGCGTCTTCGTCGTCCTCCCTTAGTTGAGACTCAATAACCCCGATAGGCATTCCCTTTTCATGCCAAGTCACACGGATGACAGCAAACAAATCACCTTCTAGTGGCGTCTGCGCGTAATAAAGAACCTGTTGCCTTGACTCAGGCTCAGGCTCAGGCTGCTTTTGTGCGGGTCTGTTCCAAAACA